TATCAGGCGTTAGTATAAGAATTACAAATACTAATGAAAATATTAAAATATTTGTTAGAAACTGGTTTGATAAACATAATATAAACTGGGATGAAGAAAATCGTATTAATAAAATAGGTGGTAATACTTGTTCCATTAGAGGACATTGTTCTGTTCTAGCAAATTTTTTAACAAAGCTTCTTGGTAGTGGTGCAGAACACAAATATGTTCCTTCAGAAGCATTTATATCTTCAGAACAATTTATAGTTGGATTATTAAATGGTTATTTTTCTGGAGATGGATGTATAACAAAAAATTCTATTGATGCAAGTTCTGCATCAGAAAGATTAATTGAAGGTATCTCAATGTTATGTTCAAGAATAGGAGTATTCTGTAAAATATATAAAACTATATTAAAATCTAATAATTTAGGAACTAAAAATATATTACCATCGTACCATATTAGAATATCGGCACAATGGGCTAGACAATTCTCGCAAAAAGTTACATTAATAGAAGAAAACAAAGATAAGAAAATGAAAGCAAAAAAATGGTGTAATAAACACCATAATTTTGATACTTACAACAATGTAGTATTAGACGAGATTACAGAAATTAATTTGGTTGATGTAAAAGACCATCAGAAAGTTTATGACCTAACCATTCCATCGACATTAAATTTTGGTCTTGCAAATGGTTTACAAGTTCGTGATACCGCATCCACTGGATATTTACAGAGGAAGCTAATCAAAGGTCTTGAAGACCTAAGCATTAAATACGATGGAACCAACAGAAACTCTAGAGGAGTCGTAATCCAATACGTATATGGTGAAAATGGTATCAATCAAGCATGCCAAACAGAAATCAAATTAAATATTATGGATATGGATAATAAGAAACTAGAAGCTACATTTAATTTTACAGATGAACAAATTAAGAAGATTGAAAAGAAACATAAAATATCTGCCAAAGAAATGAAAGCATTTAATACTGCCTATATAAATAAAATGATGAAATATAGAGATGAAATGAGAAATATTCAAATGAAAGCATTATTAAATTTCAAGACAATGGAAGAAAAGTTTATGTTACCAGTAAATTTATTCAGATTAACGCAAGATTATTCAAATAAGACAGAAAACTTGGAGTTAAAACCCCAATATATAATTGATTCAATTGAAGAATTCTTAAATCTTCCTGAAACAAAATTATTACCTATTGCAACCAAAGGTAATGATAGATTAAAACAAGATGATAGATCCCTAAAGTATATTTTAGAAATGGCATTATATGAATATTTATCACCTAATAAATGTATCTTTGATTATGGATTAAACAAAGAAAAACTAACAAAAATATGGGATGAAATTAAGAATAGTTTTATTAAAGGTATTGCTGAACCAGGTGAAATGGTTGGTATATTAGCGGCACAATCAATTGGTGAACCAACAACACAATTAAACTTGAACACCAAGCATTTTGCAGGTGTATCATCTAAATCAGGTGCTGTATCTGGTGTACCTCGTATCTTAGAATTATTATCATTTAGTAAAGATATTAAAACACCACAAATATCCGTTTATTTTGATAATAAAATAAGAAGTGACAAAAATGCTATTAATAGAATTGCTTCCTATTTTAAATACTTATCAATCAAACAATTAATTGATTCAGCTGAAATTTATTACAATCCAATAAATTCTACTCAAAAGAAATTATCAAATGATAATGTATCAACACCATTCTTTGTTAATAATCAAAAGGCAGAATTAAGTTCATTACCATTTGTATTCCGTCTAAAAATGAATATTGAAAAGATGTTAGACAAAGAAACAACACTATTAGATATCAAGACTAAGTTTGTTTCTTTCTGGTATAAACATTTTACAAATATTAAAACAATGAAAAGAAATGAAAAGGATATATTTAGTAAAATCAGTAGATGCGCTATTTTAAGTAATAGTACAGCAGATAAAGAACAAATAATTCACATAAGATTTTCAATTTCAACTTTCAATTACCAAATTTTAGTAGATTTCTTAAACATTGTTTTGGATGATATTACATTAAAAGGTATTGATGGTATAAATGATATTGACTTAAAAGAAGAACGTGTATTAAATTTTGACAAAGATACAGGAGCTACTTTAGTAGAAAAAGAATTTGTAGTAATTACAAACGGTATCAATCTTGAAAAAATTAAATATATGAAAGGAATCAATAATACAAGAGTATTAATAAACGATATCTTTACAATTTATAGACATTATGGTATTGAAGCAACCCGTCAAATTTTAATGAGCGAATATATGAAAGTATTAGGTGATAAATTAAACAACACACATTTATCATTATTAGTTGATATGATGACTCATAATGGTGATATTACATCAATAGACAGACATGGTTTAAGTAAATTAGAATCGGATCCTTGTGCTAAAGCATCATTTGAACAAACAATGGATCACTTTATTAATGCAGCTATATTCAATGAAAAAGATACAATGAAATCAATCTCATCAAATATTATGTTAGGTAAAGTAATTCCAGGTGGTACAGGATGTTTTGACTTAATGTTAGATACAAACAAATTAGAAAATTCGGAATATACATCAGATGAAACAGGTGGACGTATTACATTTACACCATTAGAAGAAGACTCAATATTAAAAGATATCATTACATATGGTATCAATCAACCTACATTTTTTAAACCTTCAGTTTAAATATTAAAGCTATTTATTTATTAAAAATTATATAATGTATATTAATATATTATATATGAAAAACAAATATTTAAAATTAAAAAATCAAATAGGAGGTAAAATTAAGATTAGAACTAGAACTGAATTAATTCAATTTCTAATAGATAATAGGTCATTAACAACTGCTGAAGCATCTAAACTTGAAAGACAACTTAAAATAATTGATGAATATATTAATGGAAAAGTTGAAGTTCGTGAAGAATATATATTAAGTCAAGTAGCTAAAATTGCTCTTCAAGTTTTTAAAACTAGAAAAATTTTACCAAGAGATAATCAATTAATTGCTGTTTTATTATTTTTACAAGGTAAAAATACTCTTTTACAAGCAGGTACTGGTCAAGGAAAATCTTTAATTGTAGCTATGGTTGCTATTCTTTATCATAATTTATTAAAATGTGCAGTGCATATAATTACAACGAATGATGATCTTGTAACAAGTGCTATTTCAGATAATAAAGCACTTTTCAAAGCTTGTAATGTTCGTGTAAGAACTGTTAATGAAGATGGTTATTCAAATGATGTTATATATGGAAAACCTTTTGATTTTGAAGCTTTGGCTCTTAATGAGGCAAGTAATCCAAAATTACCAAGAAAATTACTTGATTCAAAAGTTAGTCGTGTTGTAATTCTAGATGAATCAGATAGTCATCTTGTTGATAACGCAAATGGTAGAGTATTAACTTCAGACATAGACCCACTTGCTAATTCTGTTAAAGATGTTTTAAAAAAGATCGCAGAACAAGTAGTAGATTTTAATTCACGTTTTTCAAAAAAATTTACTAAATTAGAAGGTATTACAGTAATTAAAGATATAATTAATGACTGGGTTAAAATAAATCATCCTGAATATTTAGAAAGATGGAATTCTGAAAAAGATTTTTTGGTTAAAAATGCTTTTGAAGTATTTTCACCATCTTCTTATAGAGACGGTGTTAGTTTTGTTTTACAAAAAAGTTTATTTATTGAAATTGAAGATTTAAAGCGTGATTATCCAAAATTAAATCTATCATCAGTAGTTGATTCTTTAGAATCATTTTGGAAAAAAATTCCTAATGAAGCTATTTCATTAAAAAATCTTAAAATTAGTCTTAAAAAATGGTCTTTTGATATGAAAAAAATAGAATCAGCATTTTCATTTGAATCTAAATCTCGTTATAATAGAATTTTTGAATTAATAGAAGAAATTAATAGTAAAAATGCAGAAGAAACTCGAGCACTTATTTTTACAGGAGCAATTCAATATTTAGATGTAGGAACTGGTCAAATTATTAATAATATGAAATTTAGTGATGGAATTCAGGAATTTTTGGAACTTAAATATTTTAAACAAATTTTTACTGAACCTACAATTTCTGTTCGTTCTTATTCATTATATAGATATTTAAGAGAATCACAATTAATATTGGGATTATCTGGAACAGTAGGATTAGATGTAGAAACTGTTAAATTTCAAAGAAAAGTTTGGCAAATTGAAAGAGTTCCAATAGTTTTACCTGAATTTGCAGTAACACAACTTAGAAATTCTAAACCATTAATTCATAAAGATAATCAAGAAGATTGGTTTCATGCTATTTATAATGAAATAAATGAATATTCTATTGAACAACCTATTTTAATTATTACAGAAAATCCAGAACAAGCACATCAAGTTCAAAATAATCTTATGAAAAGAAGTTTAAAACCTTCAATATATGAAGCTTCAACAGATAAACATATACTTCAAGAAAAATTAGGACCAGGTAGAATTATTATTACGACTAATTTAGGAGGAAGAGGAAGTGATTATCAATATGATTCAGTTAAAGCACCAAAAGGACTTCACGTAATAATAGTATTTGATTCTGATGAAGAAAGAATTTTAGCTCAAGCTAGAGGTCGTGCTGGAAGAGCTGGTAATCTAGGTTCTTGGCAACAAATTTCATTTGGTCCAAAATTACAACAAAAACCTAAACTGGAAAATATTAAAAATAGTGTTAAAAAAACAATTGGCGAAGATGCAATTTTTGAAATTTATCTTTTTATTAAAAAATTAATTGAAAAAGTTCCATCAATTACACAAAGTAAAAAAAATCTTAGATTAAATTATTTAATGAGTTGGTTATCTAATCCAACTGTTCATAATAATTTAATTGACAAGTTAACTACCAAATACAAAGAAAGAGTAGATGATATTTTAGTTTTATTTATTTTACAAACTTGGATTGATTTTCTTTATAGAATAGAAGGAGCACCCAGACATATTTTACAAAATAATTCAGAAACTAGAGAATTAACAAATCTTCTTAAACCTCATTTATCTGAACTGTATAGATTAAATTTATAATTCCCACAATAAACTACCAAATTCAGATGTTTTATCATTACCATCCATAGCACCTTTATTTATAAAAATATTATTAATAAAACACAAAGAATTTAATTCTTCTAAATTTTTTGAAATCATAATATCATTATTATCATAAAATGGTAATTTTGATAACATTATTTCTATACCTTTTTTATTAATCAAATAAGCTAAACACCCCCATTGAGGGGTTGTTTTATATATATTATAATTAAAGTTTTCTTCTTCTAATTGTTCTTTTAAAAACTTTGGATTTGTAAATAATTGTATATGATTACTTTTTAAATTATTTGCATTACCTATTAATAATTCTATAATAATTGGATTATAATTATTTAATTGAATATCATCTTCTAAAACTAATAACCAATTTCTTTTTGAATTATTTAAAAAATGCTTCCATAAATTAATATGAGATAAAGAACAACCTAATTTACCTTTTAATGTATCACAATAATTTAAATATTCTTGGGTAAACAAATTATCTTGTATACATTTATCTTTATGAATATCATAATTATCATTAAGAGTATCAATAGCTTCAAACATTGTTAATTCCAATAATTGTTCTTTAATTAATTTAAAATTAGTTAATCTTTTCTCTGATTTTTTATAAACAATCATATTTATTTCAAAATTTTTTTTATTTTCTACTTCTAATTTATTATTTTTATTTTCTAATTCTAATTTATTATTTTTATTTTCTACTTCTAATTTATTATTTTTATTTAATTCATTATTTTTATTTTCTTCCTCCATTATAAATTCATTAAGTTTACTAGTAATATCATCTATATTCAGATATGACGAAAAGTACTTGTCAAATATTTGAAATTTATGAATAATTAATTCTTCTAATTCAGATTGAATTAAATCATAATCTGGTTTTACCAATTCTATTTTTCCATTTTTTTCATAACTTATTGTGGTTGTAGATTTAAAGTTAAAATTATCAACCATTTTTTTTGGCATAATTATTTGACATAAACAATTAAGTGCTAATGGAATTATTCCACTTAAACTAGCATAATTATGGTCTTCATTTTCTTCTGATATAAATACATAATCAGATTGAATTAATAGATTAATCATTTGGACAGTATTTAAAGCAGGAAAACAGTTTATATTTTTAAAATCACTATAAATCCCTTTATATTCTTCTAATCTTCTATCAATAAATGCAAAAGTACAATTATCAAAATTAGTAAAGAGACTTTTAAAATAATATATATCTTTTGAACAATTAAATCTACCTATACAAGTTATAATTGGTTTTGAAATGTTTTTTTTTGTTTCAGCATTCATTAATTTATAGACAGGCAAAACCCAGTCTAATTCAGGTCTATTTTTAAAATTTCTTAAACCAATATGTGTTTTTATATTTGGTCTTCTATTTGTCATATGATGGTCAATACAAATAAATTTATCATTAATAATTTCATCAGGTATATTCATATCATCATCAGTAGTTAAAATAACATTATCATAATCATTATTGATAACATATTTATTTAATGGATAAAATCTAATTAATTTATCTTCTTGATTATTAAAATCATAATTTGTATCATTTCCAGGTATAAAATTTAATATATAGAATGATAACCAACCTAAATCATCATCAGAAACAGTATATATATCTAATCTAATATTTTTTGTTATACAATAATCTATTATATAACCAAATAATTCATAATGAAAAGGGAAACTATTTAAAATCGCTAATTTCATATTATTTATGAAGATGATATATTTTTACACGATTTTGATTAATAAAATCTTTATAAAGAAAAAGTTAAAGTTTTATTAATGCAAATAAAATATAATTACGTAATTAATTTAGATAGAAGACAAGATAGATGGACAGATATTACTAAAATAATTAATGATACTTGTTTGAAAAATTATAATTTTATTCGATTTAGTGCAATAGATGGTAATAAATTTGATGAAGATTTAAATAAACATGATTTAGCAGATCATAAAATTATACATTCATTAAAAAAAAATAAAATATCTGTACCATCAGGATTAATTGGTTGTTTTTTATCACATGTATCTGTTTTAAAAAAAATAAGTGAAGATAGTAATTTACAAGATAAAGATTATGTAGGAATTTATGAAGATGATTTTCTTTATTCGGGAAGTGTTGATGGTTTTAATAAAAGTTATGAAACATTAGTGGATACCAATTTAATGGAAGAAGATGTAGAATTTTTATATGTTGGAGGTAGATTTAAACCTAACTTTATATGTCTTGCCAATAATGTATTTACACAAACTTCTAATAAAAATCTATTTTCTAGAGGTGGTAGAGTAAGTTTAAAAGCAGAGTATTTTGATAGATGTAATAGTTCATATATAATTAGAAAAGATTGTTGTCAAAAATTAATAGACTTGATATCTGTTAATTTTTTAAGAAAAAGTTATAATAAAATTGATGAAGTTTTAGCTATTGATTGTATTTATCCATCACTATGGAAAGATATTAAATTATTTGATTATTTTCCTCATATTTTTTATGCTATTAGAAATTATACATCTGATGTTAGAAATAAAGAAATTATAAAAAAAATCCAATTCTAGTTTAGATTATTTTTAATTAATCAAATATTTTTCTATATCATCTGGCATCTCTTTAATATCTATTTTATAAATTTGTTTCATTTTTTGTAGTGTTTTAATATCTGATTGGTCTTCTGATTTGACCATTGATATTGATACACCTTTCTTTCCGAATCGTCCACATCTTCCAATTCGGTGAATATATGTTTCCTTATTTGCTGGTAAATCATAATTTACAACTAAATTTACTTGTGGAATATCTATACCTCTTGATAGTAAATCTGTAGTTAATAATAATCTTGTTTTACCATCTCTAAAATCTTTTATAATATTGTCTCTTTCTTGTTGTGTCATCTTACTATGTATGCATGTAATAGTAAAATTTTGCTTTTCTAAATTTTCTTTTAACCAATCAACTTTCTTTACTGTATTACAAAAAATAATTACTTGTGATGTTGATAATAAATTGTATAAATCTAAAAGAGTCTCAAATTTAAGGTCTTCAGATTCTACATCTAAATAAAATTGACTGATTAAATCTACAACTACTTCAGAATTCTTTAATAAAATTTTAGTAGGATCATTTAATATTTTTTTACTTACACTAAACACATTTGAATTCATTGTTGCTGATATTAAAATACTTTGAATTCCCATTGGTACTTTTTCTAAAATATAAGATAATTTCTCTGTAATACCATCTGTTAACATATCATCTGCTTCATCTAATACTAAAACTTTTAAACTATGTAAATTTATCGTTTTTTCCATTATCATATGATGTAATCTTCCTAATGTTCCTATTACAACATTAGCTTTTCTTAATTTATCTTTAGTTTCATTAATATTTGTTCCACCTACTGATTTTTCTATTTTAATTTTTGTAAATTTTGTTAATGCAATTGCAACATCATAAATTTGTGTACATAATTCTCTTGTTGGTGCTAATATAATTGATTGTGTTTTATCATTTTCTTCTATTCTATTCAATATTCCTAATAAATAAGTTGCAGTTTTACCTGTACCAGATTGTGATTGTAATAAACAATCTTTACCTGTATTGATTGACTCAATACCTTTTATTTGTATAGATGATGGTTGTGTAAAACCATATAAATATACACCCTTAATCAATAATTCACTTAAATTCAGACTTTCAAAGCTTTTTTGTTTTTCCATAATATATAATAAGTATATATCCTTTAAATAAAATTTATCTTAAAAAAATAAAAATTATTAATTTCTTTTAACTTCGTTAAAAAAATTGACAAACTTTAAGCGGAGCTAAAAGTTTATTAATTTTAATTTTTTTCTTAAAAAAATAAAAATTGACAAATTCTAATAATTAGAATTTATTAATTTCTTTTAACTTCGTTAAAAAATTGACAAACTTTAAGCGGAGCTAAAAGTTTATTAATTTTAATTTTTTTCTTAAAAAAATAAAAATTGACAAATTTTAATAATATTTCTATATTTTATTATATTATACCAAATGTTAAAAAAAAATCATAAATTCAACACACAAATGTTGAAGTATCTAGATTTAAAAGATAAATTATATTCAATTATAGATATTAAAACTGCTTTATTAAATAAAATAAATAAATCAAATAATAAATTAAATAGTATAAAAACTTATATATTATTGGACAATGAAGGTTATGAACTATTTTTTGGTGAATTGCCAAATCCAATTCCTCAGGTCAGACTTAGTATATTATTATCAATAATTGAAACTAATTTTATTATTAATACTAAGAAACCTGAATGTGATTTCTATGAATATATGCAAACACCTATAGAAGTTAAAAATCTCTTAATTTATTAATTTCTTTTAACTTTGTTAAAAAAATTGACAAACTTAAAGCGAAGCTTTATAGATAAAAGTTTATTAATTTCTTTTAACTTTGTTAAAAAAATTGACGTATATACCTCTTGACGAACAAATTCATATTATAATGCAAAAAA